GCTGTTGGGCGTTGACTTTAACGTTGATCCAATGAGCGGCATTTGTGCCGTCAAAGATGACGACACGCTATATGTCTTTGATGAGATTATGTTGCGTGGTGGAGCGACAACATGGGATTTTGCGGAAGAGGTTACGCGACGATATGGGGTTGATAGGCGAATTATTGCGTGTCCAGACCCTACGGGCGGTGCCAGAAAGACATCTGGTGTAGGCGTAACGGACCACACGATTTTGCGTCGTAGCGGCTTTACAGTCCAATCACCAAGAGCACCATGGAAAATCCGCGACAAGATCACAGCAGTCAACACTGCCCTGCTCGATGCTTCTGGAGCGCGAAGGACAGTAATTCATCCACGCTGTAAGCAGTTAATTAAGGACTTAAGAACGTTGACTTATACACCAAATACGGGTCTACCAAATAAGAATTTAGGAGTGGACCACGCATTTGACGCATTTGGTTATTTAGTTTTACAACAGTTTAATTTAGCGAAGCCAGAGACGCTGGGCGCTACGTCTTATCGGTTGTATTGAGGGAGGTCAGGTCGGAACTCTGACTTGGTCTCCAATCCAGTGTAGATAGGGGCCAATGTTTACTTCTGGCTTCTGAGCTGTGTACCACCTGTACTCACAGGAGTGACAGACACGACGACGCACTTTTTCGTAGGGGCCTTCAACAGTGGTTTTTGTTGTGACAACACGCACGCGAAACGATCCGCATTTTGGGCACTTCAATGTGGTTGTTCGTTGGCATGAAAGGCTAGAATAGGGCAAAGCTAGTCGTTGTCATGCCCCAAGGAGCTGGAACCTACGGTAGTAAAAAGGGTCGTCCCGCCAAGAAAAAAAAGGGGTTGTACGACAATATTGCGGCAAAGAAGAAGCGTATTGCGGCTGGATCCGGCGAAAAGATGAGGAAGGCTGGTGATCCTGGCGCACCAACCGCAAAAGATTTCAAAAAAGCAGCTAAAACGGCCAAAAAACCCGCCAAGAAGAAGAAAAAGTAATGCCTGAGATCACACGCGGCGGCCATAAGTTTGCTGGTTACAGCAAGCCAATCAAGACACCCGGTCATTCGAGTGGGAAATCTCATGCTGTTGTGGTGAAAGATGGCGATACAGTGCGTTTAATTAGGTTTGGCCAGCAAGGTGCAAGCACTGCAGGTAAGCCAAAAGCAGGCGAAAGCGAAGCGATGAAGGCCAAGCGCAAAAGCTTCAAAGCGCGTCATGCGAAAAACATCGCAAAAGGCAAGATGAGTGCCGCATATTGGGCAGACAAAGTAAAATGGTGACATGACTTATTCAGTTCCCGGACCAGTGCGGACCCATCAGGTCAGCTCTTCCCGTCTGGGGAGTGTAGACAGTCCTTTTGTCCGCACTCGCGCAGTGTTGGACCAGATGAAGGGCTGGGAAATAATGAAAGCCGTTACGACCGGTACAGAGTACCTGCGAGAGAACAGCGAAACATTCCTGCCAATTGAACCACGCGAAGACTACACAGCGTATCTATCCCGAGTAAATAGAGCTGTCTTCACGCCATATACGCAACGATTAGTGCGTTCAGCAGCCGGTCTAATTTTACGCAAACCTATCAATATTGAAGGCGATCCCTATTGGACAGAAATCTTCAATAAGGATGTTGATGGTTGTGGGTCGGATCTAGATGAATACGCACGACGCCTTCTGATTTGTGCCTTGACGTATGGGCATTGTCATACGTTGGTTGATTTCCCAGCGCCTTCGGGTGCCAGGAGTTTGGCAGAAGAGCGTGCATTAAATCGCCGCCCATATTGGATTGAAGTTGATCCAACCAATGTGTATGGCTGGCGTCTGGATCGCGAGTCAAATTATGGCACTTTGACGCAAGTGCGTATTGGAGAGAAAGCGGTTGTTGCTGACGGAGATTTTGGCGAAAAAGTATTTGATCAAATTAGGGTGATCGAGCCTGGTCGTTATCGAGTCTTCCGGCAGGAGCAGCAAAAGCAGGAGATGCAGGGGCAATTCCCATATCCTGCTTCGTTCCAACAAACAGAGGCTGGCGGTGAGTATGAGCTGGTGGAATCTGGCCCTTACTCGTTAAATCAGATCCCTTTAGTAACGATTTATGCCAATAAAACGGATGTAATGGCAAGCAGGCCGCCGTTATTGGACATTGCCTATCTGAATCTGGCTCATTTCCAGCGTCAAGCTGATCTGATCCATAGCTTGCATATTGCTTCGCAGCCCATGTTGGTGCTTGAGGGCTGGGATGACCAGACAAAGGATATGGCGATTGGCGTTAATTATGCGATGGCAACGCAGCCTGGCAATCAGGTTTATTACGTGCAGCCAGCCGCAACTGCATTTGAAGCGCAATCAGCTGAGATCCAAGAGCTACAACAGCAAATGGCTTCGCTTGGAATTAGCACGCTAAGCCAACAGAAGTTTGTTGCCGAATCTGCCGACGCACGACGGCTAGATCGTATTGACACAAACTCAATGCTGTCAATGGTTTCAATGGATCTTGAGTCAGGGCTGCAAAAGTCATACAACCTAGCCGCTGATTATCTAGGCATTGAGCCACCCAAGGTGTCTATTAGCCGCGACTTTGACCTGCAACGTCTTATCGGCCAGGATATTACGGCAATGGCTCAGCTATTTGAGGGCAACATTATTGATCGTGAAGAGTTCAGGCAGATGCTTGTTCAAGGTGAAATCCTTCCTATGGCTGCAGAGTCGCAAGATGGGACACCAGTTGTAGAGTAAGCGCGTAGCTACTTCCCAAACAATGGCTGGAATGCGTTTTGAGGAGATCAATCCTCCCAAGAAAGAAGCATCTTCTCCTGCTAGAAAGACAAACAAAAAAGAAAAGGCTACTAAGGTAGAAGAGTCCACTAACTCTTAAAAATGGAAGAACAAGTCATCCAGGAGACGCCTGTGGCAACTCCTGAACAGCCTGTGGCTGAACAAAGTGACCTGTCTGCACAGCTTGAAGCTCTTAAAGCTCAGAATTTTAAGTTGATCGGTGAGAACCGAAAGAACACGGAAAGTAAAGAGCAACTGGAACGCAGATTGGATGAGATTTCGCGTTCTCAGAAAAAAGCCTTGACTGAAAAAATGGCTGAATCAGGAGAGTTTAAAGCTCTTTGGGAGGAAGCTAACAAAACTGGTCAAGACAAGGATCAACGTATTGGCGAGTTAGAGCGTCAAATTTCTGAGTTGCGGTCTTCTAATGAGACTGCGGCAATGAAAACTACTGCTCTTTCTGCAATTAGCCAAGCTGGTGCTGTCAACGCCAATCAAGTGCTGCAACTTGTTCAAAGTAATCTGAAAAAATCAGAGTCTGGTCAAGTTGTCGTCCTAGACGGCGGTATTGAGCAAGATTTGAATGTTTATCTAGCCAAATTAAAGAACCCAGGCTCTGGTTGGGAGCATCAATTCAAGCCTAGTGCTCAAGCTGGAATGGGCGCTAAACCTGCAACTGGAACTGCAGGCGCTTCAGGCGTCGCAAATCCTTGGCTAGAAGGTAGTATTAACTTAACAAAGCAAATGGCTTTGGATGCTACTGACCCTGATCTTGCAGCTGTGCTGAGGAGAGAGGCCGGTAAATAGTCCCTGTGGGACACCATTTCAAGTCTGTGACTTGAACCACCGCAAACATTATCCCTGAATTAGAAATGGCCGCACCATTTCAGAATTATTCCGGCGGTGTCCTACTCGCGGACATCGTAAAAAGGAATAATCTCAGCACTTATGTGTCTGAGGCAATCAAAGAGCGCAGCCTGTTCATCAAGAGCGGTGCTGTTGTTCGTAATTCACTGCTTGATTCCCGCTCAGGCGGTACTCGCATCCAAGTTCCCGAGTTCAATCCTGTATCTCCAACAGAAGAGATCATGGACGGAACCGCTACTTGGGGTTCCAGCTCTGCTGGTTACTTGACGCCACAAAAGATCGGAACTGGCACTCAAATTGCCAGCATCTGTCACCGTGGTTTTGCGTATGCCGTAGATGACATTGCAGTTTTGGCTGCAGGTGAAGATCCAATGCTTCACATCCGCAACCAGCTGGCTGATGCAATCAACAAGCTGAACAGCGCACGTCTGTTCTCACAGCTTGCTGGATTGTTCGGCACTGCATTGTCTGCCAACGCTCTTGATAAGGGCAAAGCAGCAGCTTCTGGTGCGACTGAGGTTAACTTCCTTAGTGCTGCCAGCATTGCTGAAGCACGCTCCAAGCTGGGTGAGCGTGGTGAAGAGCT